AGTATCGTCACCACCATTATCGGTATCGTGACCAACTAACCCACCAATCATGTAATTACTATTGCCAGTTGTCTGAATTATCCAGTCTTGAGCATCAGCGGCTGTACCACCATACCAAAATGTATAATAAAGACCTTCAGCTTCAGTTGGCAACGTGATTGTACAATCCGCTGTCAAGTCAGGCATTACATGAACTTTACCATTATTATTTAACGAAACAGTATATGTAGCCGCATCTGGTACGAATATCACGCTTTTAGCTACGCCACCATACTGACCACTTGATTTATTTAGACTTGCTGTAGCACCCATTACAAACCTCCTTAATCGTTTTCAAGGTTAATTAATGCATGAGACTCAGAAAGAGTAACTTCAAGACCGGCTTCGGTCAAGATCATGTCTTTCCTCAAGTCCTCATCGGCGGACTGAACATTGGTTTGAACCTGTGTATCACGGTTTATTCCATTTCCAATCAACGGACGATAAGCAACCTGACTCATGTCAGCCATTAGCATGAATCCATCTGCGATTCCTCTGAACAACGGCTCTTTAACAAGATTAAGCCTTCCGTGGATAGTATCAATAACCATGATGGAATGACCAAACGCACCATCGCGACTTGTCATGTCTACTCTATAGTTATTATTACCATGTCCCATGGATGCATCAAGGAATGCACCATCACCAAGTTTATTAAAGTAAGTAATTACCGGAAGAGAACAAAGAACTAACTTATCGTTTGCTCCGCCTCTTGCAGGGTCAAAAATTACTTCAAGGTCACTTAGTAATCTGTCATATGTCATCTCTGCCTGAGCTACACTTCTGTAGTAAGCACTACCTGAAGAATAACTAAAAGCCGCATCGTTAACCGTAGGGTTAACATTTTTCAAGATGTGACCTACTAGACCTTCCGTGTACTGAATACCGCCTTGACGAGCTTTTTGACCGAAGAGCATCGCTCTTTCAATGTCAACCTTATGCTCTCGAAGCTTATCAGCCCAGATACGACTCCATTCATCTGCATATCCTCTGTAGCGAGTTGCGTATGCAGTGTTAGTCATTTCAGCGGCTGTCTTGAAGATCTGAGTGTACCCATATCCATCTTCTAGCTCAGTTGAAAAAACATCTGGAGAACCAGAACCTTCCTCAAAAGAAGTACCGATGATTTGACAAGTGTCGTTATCTGCAACTGAATTATATCCAGATACATTTGAATTTGACAAGTCTATTACTTTTCCAGTGAAGCTACTATCACTTGATCCGTGCGTAATTGCTGAATCAACTCTGACTACTGCATGTCCAATACCTGCGTCTCCTGTCCTGTCAACTGTCTGAACAATAAACACCATACCTTTTAACAAGTATTCAACCGCCGCACCACCAGATGTATCAACAGTAAAACTGTATGAAGATCCAGCGGCAACCGTACCAACAGCACCTTTTACTAAAAAAGAGCGATCGGTAAAATTGATCTTGTTACGATTTTCCAAGTATCGAAATACTGGATCATCAGTAGGTGCCTTAGCAACCTTAGACAGATATACAAAAAATGGAGACTCTTCCGGTGCTAATTCAGCAACACGGTCTCCAAAATTAAATATCCGTCTCCTATCCGGTCTTTGGCCTACAGAAGCATCAGAGGTAGTAGCAGTAACATCACTAGACTTTAAAGTGCCTGTATTATATGATATTGCCATTTTATTACCTTTGTGTTATGTGGTTATTATTTACGGCAATGCAGAACCCGCTCCAGTACCCATTATGCTATCAAATACCTTGTCAGCATCATTCTTTGGTGTGTCAGGGGATTGCCCTTGTAACACACCAGCAGTTCTAGGAGCTTGCTTGGCCGCATTTACCGCTTCCATTGTATCGTTGTTAGCAACAGACTGTCCATTTTGCATTTGCCAGAGCTTTACTAAGTTATTCAAACCTACCTGCTCTTTTGGTTTAGTGGTGAATTGTAAAAAATCTTGAATGTCATTATCCGACATCCGATAAGTTCCACGTAATTCATTCACAGTGTTCTGCATTTGCATTTGAGACTGCATCTGTTGCTGTTGCTGGGCAAGCCTTTCTGATACTATCTGTTCCACAGTACTATTTATCTTTTGATTAACGTACTTACTTGACTCAGAACTATCATTCGTAAAGGCATCCCAAGGATTAAAATCATCCGCCGTGACCTCTGGCCCACTCTGTTGTTGAGAGGGAGGATTAGCCATACCGGTCTCAAGGGCTTGTACGAGATCAGGTCTTTGCTCCAGTAGTTGTAATATCTGAGCACCTTGTTGCAATCTTGCATTTTCGGCCTGAGACCGATCATACATGGATTGAAACTTCTTAGCCTCAGCTTCATAGTCTACTGAAGAGATTGTTTCTTGCACCTCTTCTTGGGGAACTACCGCTTCTTCAGAAACGGATTGTTCGTTCACGATATCTTCCACGAACCCCTCATTGCTAATGGGTTGTTCACTTTGGACGTTTACTTCCTGTTGTTCTAGTGTTGACATAGATTCTCCTTAGATGTCTAGGCTTCGGGAGTAGAACTGACCTTTCTCTGTACTTCCTTGAGATTATTGGACAATTTCTCCACCTCTAGCTTCACCTCGTTTTCTAGTTTACCACGTTGCACTCTTCTATCAGCCTTAGATTCGGAGTTGACTTCAGCAAGCCTTGACTTGAATTTTTCAACTTCGACTCTCTTTCTGTCACTGACAGATTCTCTTTGTGCAGTCTGCAAGTCACCTTGCAAATTCTTTATTTGTTCTTCCATTCCCTGTATTTGTTGTTGCATCAGTTGTTTCTCTTCCGTCCTTCTCATGATGCCCTCCTTATCAAACAGTTCTGGATTTTTCTTTAATACTTCATATCGGTCTACTATTCCCATCTGGAAAGCCTCTAGGTAAACAGCAAGCTCTGCATATTTACTAGAAGGCATCGTAGAACCAGATTCAATTCTTATGTCATGCTGGTCTAATATGTGCTTGTCTTTTTTCAAGTCCAAGACCGCATTGGAAACATCCGTGTAAAAATTAGCCATTACCTCAGTAATGTTATTGTTAGGCTGTGCAAGTCTAAATATCTTCTTGTATGTATAGTGACCCTTAGACAAGTTATACAAGACCTTTCCTAATTTATTAATGCTAAACTCAATGTCTCTTAATTTTGACTTTGGCCTTTCACTACCTAATGCTATCATCCTTTCAGTTGCCCTCATTGTTTCTGGAGCCTTTTCTGCAAAGCCATGCATCATTTCAGGAAGTCCAAATATGAAATCTATGTAAAATTCTGATTGCTGTATCAAACGATAAAACTCACCAGCTAACGGTTGAGGTGCCGGATAATGAGGCTCTCCCTGAGAAGAATCAACTTCTATTACCGCATTTGGATTCGCCCAATCCTTTTCTAATTGATCAAGATCTTCTACGCTACCTAAAGGCACTAATAACTTTAAACCAGCAGAGGCCTGTGCATGAGAGAGTGCAAGAGACCATAACTTATTTAACAACCTTTGCATGGGCCGTGCTCTAGAGACATCAGATTTAGGATACGGTGTTCCAGTCCAGATGTTGGGAAGAGGGACGACTGGGTATTCATCTGTATTTAGTATTTGCTCATAGAGCACGATCTCACCCATGGATGCACAAACCTTCACACGTGTTTGAAATATTTCTATGACTGTAAAGGCACCTATCTCAACCGCTTCAGAATTGTTCTCGATAAAAGAAACATATTCTTCCTGTGATAAGATGGACTCTTCTTGAGTCTTCATGTCTATTACTCTATAGAAAGGAACCTTCACCTTATAAAATCTTTCTAAGACCTTATACTTGTTTACCTTGTAATAATCCTTATCCTTTACTTCTGCCGGTGTAAAAATACTCATTGAGTTCTTGTTTTGAGAAGAAGGATAATCTTCTTCATCATGGCTATAACCAGATATCTCTCGTATGATACCGGGAATCTCTTCTCCGGTGATAGGGTCAATCTTATCTGCCAATTCAGGGTAGAGGCCAATGGCTTGTTCACCGGTCAAGATGGTAGAAAGGATAAGACCATCTGAATCACCAAACCAACGATCACGAGAACTAGGAGAAGCGTAAATCCTAAACGGATCGACATAGGTAAATTTGACATCGCCTCTACCAAAATCTGATTCTGCATCAACATAAGCATATAAGTACCCCATTCCAGTGGTTGCATAGTCCTGTATGGCTTGCTTCATTTGCCAGTCACCATCTGACTTTTGCCACACATAACCCATTATGGTTCTCCATAAGGTAGCAACCTGAACATCTGAATCTTCTCTAGGAGTAATCGTAAAGGCAGGAGGCCTTGAAGTAAGCACTGCCTTAAATTTTTCTATGGCCGCTGAGACACGATCCATTGGAATATCTGCCTGATTTCTTGACGAAAGCTCATCAGACTCATCTTGAGTAAAATGATTACCAAGATAAAAATCTATGTCTTTTCTAGCTTCCGTGTCCCAGTCTGATCTGGCATCACGCCATTGACGATATAGCTCTTCATTCTGATTTGCTCTAGGGTCTTTTTTCATCATCTAACAATACTCATGGGTTCATTACCCATTCCTTGCCGTACAGCACCCATTCCCCTGCTCATCGCTTGCATTTTTAAATACTCATCTAAATTTCTAGCTTGTGAAGATTCCATTGCCTGATTATTGTTCATCATCATTGAAGGATTAGCAGAATCGAGCAATTCAGCAGAGGAATCAAGTAAGAAAGAAGGAACTGCCTCATCCTGCATGGAGGTATCTTTCATTACCTGCATTAACTTGAGTAACTGCAATGACTTCCTAGCCTTGTTAATCGTATCTTGCTCAATGCTATCTTGCAACATCATTGCCTGATCTTGAACAACCCCTAACGTACTACCACTGTACATCTCTGGGTTTGCCTGCCTTGCTTCTATTTGTAGTGGGTCATTAGGAGCAGGTGCTGGCATGGGGCCTATGAAACCACCATCCTGATAACCCATCATTTTCTTTTTCTTCGCCATTCCACCATATCGCATACCCATCAATGAATTTTCTACCTCACCACCTTCTTGCATATAACCCATTTTGTTTCTAACTGACTCTGGTAGCTTGCCTAGACCGGGATTGCCTTGAGGCATTGGTTTTAAATTCTTTTTTACTTTACCACCATGACCATATTGATCCATGACCATACCACCACCAGCATAATTAGGCTTTACCATTCCACCACCATACATCATTTTCATGTTAGAAAGGGTAGCCATGGAAATTATCCTATCAATGGCGGAATGACCACCTTCTTCTGGCATGTTATTCAACTTGTTCAACATTGGAACTCCTATCATGTCCACGGCTTCCTTGCGAATGACAAATTCACCGGGGGTTAATTTTGCTTTTACAGTGTCTGTAGTACCGGGCATTAGTCCTTTACCTCAAAATGTGGAAAATCATCAAAACGATTATCCATTACTTGAAAATCTTGATCCCAATCTCCACCCCATCTTATCTTATGGCCCATGCCCCTACCAATGCCAATAACGAACCCGGCAAAGAGCGTTTGTCGCTCCCTGTCTTCCCAATCCACAGGATAAGGGGTAACGTCAACGGCTTTAGAAGGGCTAGAATTATGCCGGCCATTAGGATACTTGACCTTAGTACGCTTTTCATCATATAGTTTATTTTGCCTTTCTTTGCTTCTATGCCCCTCTAAAACAGAACAATCTACGTGCTTAATGACCTCATTAAACACGTCTTGTAACCTTTGGTCACATGTAGCTAGTCTTTGCTTTGATCGTTTTGAGTATCTTGGCATATGTATAATTACCTATCTTATGTTACTGATAAAACACCAAATAGTGCAATCTTTTTAAACTCTTGCTCCGGACATCCAATTATAAGCCTTGTTTCTTATTTTCATTACAGGCCCCTCTTGTTTTCCATCCAAGGAATCCTTGTTAACTCTTGAACTCTTAGGGGGTCTTGCAAAGTAATCCGCATAGTACAACGCATCCATTACATCATCATTTCTCGGCTTGGGATGTTCAAAGAACTCATCTACCAGTTCCGTCATTTCTCTTTGGAGATAAAGCTTTTTTGAATTAACAATAGGGCCAAGGCTCGTCTCTAGTCTGTCTTGTTTCTTGATCCTAGCCGGAGGCTTAACGCCTTTAAAAATACCCGGAAGTAACCTTTTTTCCTTGGAGGATAACCTTGTAACCATATCCCGCACCATCTCCTGTGCCGCAACCGTTTCAATAGTGACTCTCCGTACAGGAGAATACTTCTTTGCCAAGCGTATGATCTCCTTGGGAACGTCAAACGTAGGTATTCGCTCACGGAAATACTCCAAGACATAACGATTATTACTGGAATCAATGCCCATAACAAGTATGACTTGATAGTCAGAAGTCTCAGAAGCTGTCGCCGCAAGGTCAACACCGAGGTAGATATTGATCGGGATAGCATCATTACCATCCATAAGATAGTTAAATTTATTCTTACATTCAACCCTTCCGTTGTAATACTGTATCCTGTCTATCTTGAACGATGCACTGGATACGTCTCTCGCATCATTCATGTACTCCTGAGCAAACTTATTGAC